TGTCCAATCAATACGTCTGGCTACAAATGATGCTTGAGCATTAGTCAATCGTTTTGCAAACAGAGCATTTTTGTATAATATGTTTAAACAATTTGTGCCCTGAGTTGGTGTAGGAGGATTCTCTTCATCTTGCCAAGGAGTTTGTCTACCCAAAATTGCATAAAAGTAATTCTGTCTATCCGCAGGAAGAGAAGAATTCAGACCCAAGTCTAATGAATCATACAATTTCTTTGCGAGTTCGACTTTAAAGTTTTCAGTGATTAGTGTTGTCATGGTTTTATTTATTCAACTTTTCTATGAATAACTACGATATTGTTGCCATTAGTTACAAAATTACTATTTACTAATATTGTATTTGCGTTAACAAATGTTACAGTTTTCGTATCATTGAATATTAGATTTATTGTACTTCCAGTACTAGTAACACCAATTGTATTTTGTGTTATGATCGAGTTATTAGATTCAACACTCGTAATAACTTCAGTATTTCCAGTAGAAATTTGTATCAAATCTCCATCCTGAACTTGATTCAAGAAGTTTGTTGATAGTCCAACAACAACATTCGAATCTAAAGTTGTGTTTGCTGTGCCTTCTAAAACAAGTTCCAAGTCTTCAAGGATAACAACATCACCAACAGAAATAGTTGCACTCAGATTTGCAGATACATTAGTTGATACCATATTATTTGATGAGTATGCAATATTGAATGTATCTGTATAAATTTGTTCTTTATAAATTAAACTCTGCAAGTTACTTGTAAAATTGCTTGAATGTGAATAAATTTTGTTGACGAAGGTCTTTGTTCCTATCGGGTGAACAATGTTATCGAGACTTCCTTTGAATGTATCATAATCTTTTGTTGTGTTGATGACATATGAGAAATTGTGATATTTTGTTCCATCTTGAATCCGTTTATCTTCACTCAGATGTCCATCAGTATTTAGATATAGTCCTGGATATCTAATCAAACCATTTTCGAATGATGCTGTTGCTTTTGCTTTACCATCACCGTAAAATGAAGAACTTGTTAAAGATGCATCAACAGTATCATCATCGGATTTGATTAATAATTCTGTATTCAATGTTCCCGTATAATCAAATACTCGCAACAATCCTGTATCAGAATTAAAACTATTGACATATGCAGAAAAAGATGATATTGTGTTTGATGTTCCCTGATATATTCTTGTATTCGAAACAAAGATTAAACCTGGTGTAACATTAGATACAACCAAATCAGCATTTCGCAGTGATATTTGTGGAGATGAGATGTAGTCATATCCATAACTCACAACTCTTAATGATGAAATTGCACCAATACGTGATGTTGTCAATGAAAGTTCTTCACCATCTCCACACACTTCTGAAATATATAGTGCCGCATTTGAACCAGAAATAGTATCGACTGAAATCGCAGGAAGATTTGTTTTCGTGTAACCTTCTCCGCCTATAACATAATCATCTGTTTGCAAAAATTCAACAGCCTTTATTCCGTTGTTTGATGAATGTATTTCTGTTATTACAGCATTAGCACCATATCCAGAACCTCCTGTGAATATTAAATATTCTCCAAGTGCATAGTCTTCACCACCATCCTGTACTACGACTCTACCCAAAGATCCCAAATTATATACATCACTCCTTAAAACTTTATAAACAGATACACCATTTATATCATTTTCGAAATTATCAGTAAAATATATGCTATTAGCATCAACCGATGATACTACTCGAATATCTTCATATCTTTGGTTAAGAAATATTCTAACATAATCGCCAGGTTCAAAAGATGATGTCAAATCTTGATTGAAATCACTAATGTAATTTGTGTTTTTTATAATATTGCTTGATGATATCACCAACACATCTTCGTTTGATTCGTTATACAGGCTGTAAATATTAACTTCAGGTTTTGATCTGTAACCACCACCTGAACCAACTATGGAAACAAAAGATATTGGATAAACATTAAAACTCTGATATGTTCCCAGTGTATTGATTATTGTATTCTGTGCATTACCTGTACCACCAACATTGTCCAACGTCTCATCAAATATGAATTCGATTATCGTATTGGAAACATTCATTGTTCTACTTGTACCAGAATCCGTTAATGAAATTTCGGCAGCAGCCTCAGTTCCAAAAAGTGTAGATGTAAATCCGTTTTTAATGTCTACTATAGATGTTGAGTATCCATCTTGTGCTGGGTCTCTAAATCCAAATCCGCCATTAACAACAATAATGTCAGTCACTGCACCCTTCGTGGTTTCTCCGACATACGCTATCGCACCAACTGGAGTATTTGCATCTGGATTTAATCCACCAACCATCGTAACAGGATCACCAGTATAACCAGTCGTTGTGTCATATCCTCTGTAGAACAATCCTCTATTTGCAGGATCAATTTTTATTTCTGATAGAGAACCAATGAGTTTTGCTGTAACAGTGATGTTAGATACGCCATCATTATATGTTGCCGATACGGTTTCGCCAGTTTCAAAAAGTCTCTGAACATTCGAAATATAGACTTCAATATATGATATTCCCAATTGTCGGTCTATCGATCTAGTCACACTTTCGACTAATGCTGTTGCTTTTGAATTCTGTCCTGTTATAATTGAATTTTCTATATTGAAAATATTATCATCGGAAGTATCGAGTCGTAATGCTAAAGGTAAAACCCATTTACCATCTGAAACTTTAAGTATATCATCTTTTGGATAAAATATATCAATCTCTTCATTGAATAATGCTCTGAAAAGAAATTTTAAAGACTGTGGAGTACCTTTTGCTGAATACAGATTTCTGGCAAGTTTTATGAGCGTTCGGTCATCTACAGATATGTTTTCTGGCAAGTATGGAAGAAATTCTTTCTTTATCTGTTCAACATAATAATCTGATGCAAGGTCAACATCATGACTGTTTTTAAGTTCTTCTGATGCCTGTATTGCATTACCAGACTGTTCTAACCAGAGATAGTATTTTTCTAAAAATAGAGCAAACTGTGGATATTCATCTCGAATGAATCCAGGAAGTTGTGCTGATACTATAGAAGATGTTATGTAATCGCTCATCGTATTTTTGTAGTTTTTACAACAACACTAGTAAGATCATCTTGATCAAGAACCAACATTTTATTCAGACTAGATGGTATGACATTAGTATTTGGAGTACAATAGACTGTGATGTCGCCAAAATCGTTATTTACAGATATTGGATTAAAATCATTGATTGTGATTTTGCCTGCAACATAATCTATAACGCCAACAATTCCAGAATTGACTGTCGAATTTAAAACAATCTTAGTTTGTTCACTAGTGACCTCGTCTGGTTTATAGTAAGAGATTCTCATACTGCCATATCTGCCTTCAAGAACTGCTGAAGCCTGCGCAATAGAACCTCCACCCCCAGTAATTCTGACTGTTGCTGTTGTGTAACCAATGCCTGGATTTGTCACAGTAATTTTTGAAACTTTACCATTAACAATTGTTGCTAATGCTTTAGCACCTCCACCATCACCAATAATAGTTACAATTGGAGTTGATGTATAATTAAAACCGCCATTGAGAATTGTTACGGATTCAACACCTGTGTAAGATGAAGGTATCTCTTCAAAGAAACAAGTTCTCTGGGCACCATCCGAATCTAAAATAACAAAATCGGGTGTAGAGAAAAATGTATCATTCGTTGAACCACGTCTCAATTGAAAACCGAATTCTAAATTATATGTGTTTGACGTTGTTAGGTCTGGTCTAAACTTTTTACCAACACGAAAATCGATTTCGTTTGATGTGAAGGCTGAACTATAATCTTGTATACTTCTTTCTAATCCCGAATAATTGAAATATGTATTAAATTGATTTAAATTTGTATCAGTATAATTCAAAATCAATTGGCGCACGGCCGAGATGATTTCCGATTCGTTTAAATTTGATTTTGTTTGATCGTAGTATACGGAAGATTCTACTTTCAAATAGTTATAATCAACGTCAACAATTTCTGGAGTGACTGTTAATACACTAATGGGCTTTAAAATTTGTTCTTTGACGTATTCTTTGATTGTGTCTGTGACTTCAAATCCTAAAGCAGGTTTTGCAGAGACAAAAACTTTACCATAAACAGGAGGATCATTTTCTTCACCGCCCCACACATTCACGGCTTCGAAATATGGATACTTTTGTTGTATTAGATTTATGTAATCATTTTTTGTGACAGCACGATTCTGCGATAAATTGTTGAGTGGTGCGGCAAATTTAATTTCATCAACAGTTTCTCTTTCTGATCCACCCGCTGCCTTAGATACTGAATCAACCACAATGTTTGTGTATCCATCTATTGTAGCTACAGTGACAAAATTATTTGATGAGTTTGGAATAGAACCACTGCATGTGAGATATTCTAACGATACAACACCGCCGTCAGGAACACTTTTGCCAAAAACATCATTGCCAAAATATATCTGATAATTTCCGTTAGTGCCTTCTTGCAAAAAATAAACTTTATCTGTTGCAGTTAATGACAGAATGTCGTCTGCCAAATTGTATATCGTTATATCAGTATTTGATACTGAAGGTCTAATCGAAACTTTTAATGTTGATGTGTCTATGTCTGCGTCAGGAACATTGAAAATTTGCTTAGGATTGGATAAATTCGATTGGACATAATTATATGTTACAATTTGTCCTTCATAAATGTCAACATTAGAGAATACGAAATTATTTGCAGTTTTTGCAGTTGTGTAACTCGACAATGTTGTGAAATTGAATGATCTACCATCGATCTCATTACTTACAAAATTGAATCCCTTCGAGATTGTTGATGACATTGGTGCAGAATTTGCAGTATCTACAGTTATGTTAACTTTTGCAATTGCCGCACGTTTTGATCTTGGTGTATATCCCAATTTTTTTGCGTGAGAAACAACAGAGTTCCTCAACAATGCGCTGTCCAAAAATGATTCGTTTGCGACCATGTTTGTGTAGTATGCATTATAGTGTGTGTTGTATGCAAGGATATCCAACAGAACATTCAGTCCAGCACCATCGAAATCATAATCCTGAAATTCAGACTGTTGTTTTAAAAAATCTTTTAGATTTGTTTTGATTGCATCAAAATCAAGTTCTGTGACTCTTAATCTATCTGACATTTATCTTACTCTCGAAAGGAAAAAACTTATTTGTATGGGATCGGTTCTGTTTATTATTATAAATTTTAAATCAACTCTAAATCCATTTCTATCATGATCGGGAAAAATTGCAATCTGTGATACCTTCGCTCTGGGTTCGAAGTTGTTTATTGTTTGTTCGATCTCTTTTTGTAGATCCACAGCAACAATAGCATCTAGAGGTTCGAACAACATTTTTCTTATGTTAGAACCAATTTCCGGATGGAATGGTCGTTCGTAGTAAATTGTTAATAACAGATTTTTTATAGAGTTCGTTACTGCTTGAACCCCAGTGTGTTTATTGATATCTTTCCGAATCGGATGAATCGTAAAATTTAGATCCAAGTCTGAGAAATCTCTGGGATTAGAAAGAATTGTATTTGCCATGGTTTATTTATGTGTTTGCGATTATGGTTTTTAGTTTTTCTGTACCAATATATTGATTGATTAGTGATATTTGTGTGTTGCCAACATAAGTAAATCTTGTTACATTTGCAAGATCACTGAGTATATCTAGACTATTCTGAAAAAATTGCCAATCCTCAGTTCTTCGAGTATTGATTAGTGTGTATAAAGATGATACATTATTGTAAACTGATGCGACTTGTCCAATAGTTAAATTGCTAACTTCAATCTGTATTGTAGTATTTGGATCTTCGGGATCCACAATTTCCTCAAGTCTAATGGAAGAATCTACCAGATCAACATCATTCTGTAATATTGTCAAATACGTATCAAGATCATCTCCTACAAATAAACTAGTTGCGCTACCGAAAACACCAGATGTGTTTGCAATATTTTCTTCGGTAACAATCAATCTAGTTATTTCATTTCCTACAGCAACCATTAGATCATATGATGGTATTCCCTGACTCATCGATAATGTAGATACACCAGAAACATTATCCGTATGACTCTTGAATTCGTCAATCTCGATATATACATCTTGGGATTTTGGTGAAATTAAATTTCCCGTAGTTTCATCATTTTCAAACGAAACATTCAATGAATTTAGATATAACGAGTTTGCTGAAATTTTGATGTCTGAACAAACTTGTGAAACAGGATTAACAAAATATTGTTCTCTGCCAGCAGTCGAGTTTATGATATCTTGATATTGCCAATCTTTAAGATTTGTTGATATTGAATTATAGTAATCGATAGAGGTGTTTCCTAACAACTCAATGTCACCAAATTTACTACTATCAAAATTGAAAGATAATCGTTCGAATATGCTAGCCATAATTACTCCGTATCAAATTGGCATAAATGTAGTTGGTGGTCCAGATGGACCATGTGGCGTCGGATGGATATGAGTATTGAATATCGTCTTAGTGTATGATAATGGACTATATCTGTGGATCATTTCCAATGTTCCTATAACAATTCCGCCAGTGATGATTCCTGGTGCACCACCATAATATTGGCATTGAATCATACCAGGAACAGCAAACGGTAATCCCGATGATATTCCACCAAGTGTTGAAATACCAGCAAGTGGATTTGTTGACCCCTCCACTCCAGCATGTATTCCTGTTCCAGCAACAACATCATTCGTTGATGTTAATTGTCCAGCAGTCAATTTACCCTCAACAGTGACTTCAGATTTTATATTGAAATCATTAGAAGACACACTGACTGAACCTAATCCTAAAGGATTACTTGCAATATCAACATCACCATTTCCTATAATATTTGTTGAACCACCAACAATCAAATCATAATCTCCATCAACAACAGTTCTCATATCTCCACCAACATGCATATGTAAATCTTTCTGCACATCAATTGCGGCATTTCCTTCAACAACAATCGTGCATGTACCCTTAATTAAAACATGTCCATTAGATTCGACAATATGAAAACTTTCGCCCAAAATATGATTGACTTGTGTGCCATCTGGGTGCATCTCAACGAATGTACCAGTTCTGTGAGATATTCTAACACGCTCTCTTTCTGGCGTATCGTCCATTTCAAAATAATGTCCAGAATTTGTTCTCGTTACAGTATTATAAGGATATTCTGGAGGATAAGATGTGTTGGCAGCCGATTCTGGTTCAGTTATTGAAAATTCGCCTAAATTTTTATCTGACATATTATACTAACACCGGTTGATAATTGCTTTGATTGAATTTTGAGAAACCATCATATGCTTTTGAAAATAATTCCTCAACTTGTGCATCTGTCATTGCTGATGGTTGAAACAGTGCTTCTACGACTGATACGGGACCAGCATAAATTGTTGCGGCATTATTCAATAACGTATTCGTTTCTGATAATATATTTTGGACTTCACTAGTGACAGACGAGACATCTATACCAACAACATCTGATCCTTCAGATACTCCTCCAGAAATAATGTCGAATGCTGTTGATGAAATTAGATTGTATAATTTATTCAAACAGTCTGTAAAATATGCGGCAATGTCAGCAGGAAGACTCAATATGTATTCTATGACACGACTAATATCCCTCACGACTTCAACAATTTTATTTAACTCCAAAATAATGTCATTCATAAATTTATTAATAGATTTCAGAGTTTTAGTTATATGTTCCAACATAGATTTGATCGCAGAAGAACCTGGCGATATACCGATTGCATCTAAGATTGCTTTTACCGCTTTCCTCAAAACAACAACTATATTTTTAACAACAGTCTTTGCTGACGAAACTTGTTTTTTGGTGAGAAACGATATATCACAAGAATGTGATTTTAAAGAGTTCATTATCGATATAGTTGTGCCAACAACTTCACCCCTAGAAACTTTAGGTGTTGTGGGTTCACCCTGTTGTGGTGCAATTTCACCGGGAACTTCTGTTTCAGCAGTTTTAATTGTTTTTGCTGGTACGGGTTGATCTGCAAGTTTCTGTAAATATTCCCTCTTTTGTTGACCTGTCAATTTAACATATGATGTATTATTAACTAATCCTGGCATAATTCCCAAGATGACTGGCATTTGTTTGTTCTTACCGTCTAGAAAGTAACCGAAAACCCAATCGCCAACATTTGGAACAGATATTGTCTTACTTCCATTCAAAGGTATGGAAGGTATTGCCCAAGGTAAGGCTTCAGTTGGCAATTCTGTGCCATCAAATGAATGTGTTCCTATAATTCGAATCCTACATTGTCCAATCTTTAGTGGATCGTTCGAATTATCCTCAACAATACCAACCCAAAAATCTGAATCTATATTTACATTATCTTTATTCATTTTACTTTTCCTGGGGTATCTTCTACAGAATCTGTAACAACTTCAATTATAGTATCGTGTTTGTTGTTTGATATGATATGTCTTGTCGCAACAATCAAGTATTTTCCATATAAAGTTTTGTCTTTCATATCTTCTGGATCATATGATGATGTTTTTTGTTTTTTCAAATTGACATTGAGTCCCGAAGTCAATAAGAAGTTTCCAGGTAAAGCAACTTTCATTCTTTTAGAGAATAAGTGTGTCAATATAGCTCTTCTCTGATATGTATAATATTGTGGCGTCTCGTCCAAGTTTAATGATGTTGGATCGTTATTCTTTATGTATGATGAATTTTCCCTGAGTATTGGTGTCGGATAAACAACTCGCCTCGAGCCAGTCATTTCTGTATTAAACTTACCATCTTTATTTGTGTCTTGCGATGGTGTATAATTTCTATTCATCGATTTATCTTTGAACATATCATCAAAAGATATGTTTTGTTGAATGATAACTCTAGTGATTGGATCAAAACCAATGAACGTGCCAGAATATACACCAGAAACTATGCTGTCCAAATAATCAAACTGTGAAATAATTTCATAATCTCTTGCACCAAAAAATTCTCGACTAACATCTCTGTTGATATTTTTCGGTTCAAATAAAATATCCATCACTGTGTCTTGATTTTTGAGATCTGATAATGAAACGAAATTATATCGATATGAGTTCTCAAAGAATAAGAAATTTGGCAAGTTTTTATCATTAGTTGCACGTTTCGAACACCAGATCAGAGATTCAAATGGACTCAAATTAGGCACAACGATTTTTCTAACTCCTAAACTATTACCAACAACATAGTCTGAAGATTCTAGTTTTAGTTTTTGTGATAAAACATATTCTGCCATATCGGAATATGTTCCTTGAACATAATTGTTCAATGTTTGTTGTTGTGAATATACGAATTCATCTGAAACAAAGTATAAGATGTAAGATTCATTGTTTAAGTTTTGTGAACTCTTATCTGTTTGTTTGTAGATATGAAACATCTTATTGATTCTAAGTTCATCTGAGTCTTTAGATATATCAATCTTGAGATACTCTGAACCATCAAATTTTAATATACTACTTAAACCAACAGCGTCATTTATAACAATTGTTCCAGACATACATGGTTGAAGTATATGATCGAAAATATTCAATTCTATAAATGTGTTCCTTAGATCCAAATTGCCATAATTTGTGATCAAAGACATCTCTTTAATTTTATATTGTGTTGTTTGTGAAATATCCATTGTAGACATTATCTATAAAGTTCCTCAAGTTCACGAACGACAGCATCAATGTATTCTGGTTTCAATACTTTAATTTTTCGCTTACTTTCGTTTAAGCGATTTTCATAATCATAATACGATTCGTTTAACTTTTCTGTACTGTAAACTATAACATCACCACTTTCTAATGTTATATTCGATGACGATGTTATGACATTTGCATATGTGTTAGCATCAACTTCGATAACTTCTCTTCTTGCTAATTTGCTTATGGGATTAGATCGTTTTTCAACTCTGTAATATGATTTTATATTAGACTTGCTCCAACTCAAAACAGGAGATCCATTCGCTTCAACTTCATATTTTTTTTCAATAAATTTATTCAAAGAAATATCATTCTTTGGCCAATCGAATTGTGGATGGACGATATCATTCATCATCAAAATGATCCAGTGTTTATTTGAATTTCCATAAAATCTATGTGCGAGATTTTCTGGTGTTTCACCATCAGAAACAACATAATCATAAAATGTACTTGCATTAGTTTTCACTGCATCGGCAATTTTAAATCTACTAGTTATATTGGTAACAACATCTAAAGAACTTTTATTGTCCTCTAAAAGGTAATACTCTTTAGGTAAATATTCAAAGAAGTCCATTATAATCCCTCTTTTGTTGATGGCACATCTTTAAGAATAACAGGAAATACTTGAGCGACAGGAGTGATCTCACCAACAGTGACAACTCCACGAGGAGCAGTATCATACTCTCCACTTGATGTGCTGGAAAACTTACGATCATCTGGAGCATAGTTAAACTTCGTCATCATTTGTGTTTCTGTAAACATCAGGGTTAGTGTTGTTGCAACTGGCATACCTGTTCCACCAAGTGTTGGTGTATTTTGATTTGCACTTTCATATGCAACAAAGTTGTTTGGAGCATAATTGACAATTATATCACTCAAAACACAAGTTGATATTGGATCAATGTTAGGATTAATTTTACCATTGTAATAAAATTTAATATCGAATTCGGAAGGAGGTATCAGAAAGTATCCTCCACTATTTTCTTTAATCTCGGGTGCTTGATGAAATCGGAGTCTCCTTAAAATGTTCTGAACTTCTAATGCCTCTTTTTCATCTCTAGGATAAAAGTTGAAATCGAATTGAAATTTACGAAAATTTGGTTGACTGTACAACATCTCGATCATAGGATTCTGAACAACACCAAAACCTGCGGCCATGGCAGCTTGACCAATATTTCCAAATCCATTTGCGATAGCTTGTGCCAAGAATGGAGCGAGATTTTTGCCAGTATTGTTATTTCCAGATTTCATTGAATCGATTGCCGATGAGATAGCTGAGGTTCCCATTGATAAAACATTACCGCCTAAACTCAAATCATTATAAGACTGTGTAGATTGGAACGTTAGGCTATCTGGCATATAGAATGTTATCGAGTCTGTAGTTCTCTCAATTGTTCTAAGGAACTTATCTCCAGAAATGCTTTTATATGCACCAGTTGCCTGAGAACCAATATCGCCAAGAAATCCACCAAAATCATTTCCAGAAAATAGATTCTTTGCAACTTGGGAAGTTGATGAAGCAAATTCTTCCAAACCAAAGTTCGTTATTGCAGAATTCAATGCTCCACCAGCACGTTGACTGATCTCATTTCCTATGTTTTTCACATTTCCCGCAAGATTAGTTGGACCAACTTGAGACTGTAGTGCCCGAATATTCGCAATGACAGTGGGCAACTCATTTGATGTTGTGCCTTTGTATTGTGATTTCGTTTGCTGATTGACGTGGATCACCATGTAGTGACCTTTATCGGCACTACCAACATCTAGTGGATATCTTAGATTGTTGTATGTGTTACTGCCACCAATTAGGTTTTGTGGTCCACCAAATCTTGTTGCATGTTGGACTGTATCGTAAACAGTATCTAAAAAAGACATTATTGACATATGAGTTCCTGGAGTTTAACTACATATATTTATGTCATTTGGAAACAAAACTTACAAAGGATTCTTCAAACCTAAGAATCCATCAAAATACAATGGAAATCCCAACAATATCATATATAGATCAAGTTGGGAAGTTAGAGTTATGAAATACTTTGATGACCATCCTGGTGTAATATGGTGGGCATCTGAAGAGATTGCAATACCATATTATAGTCCAGTTGATGAGAAAATGCACAAGTACTATCCAGATTTTGTTGTTAAGATGAAGAAAACTGATGGAAAAGTGATGACTTATCTTATTGAAGTTAAACCATTCGCACAAACACAACAACCAGTAAGAAAAAGAAAAACACAAAGATTTATCACTGAATCTGTAACTTATGTTGTTAATCAATGTAAGTGGAAAGCGGCAGATCAATTCTGTCAAGAACATGGATGGGAATTCAAAATCTTAACAGAGAAAGAATTAGGAATTAAATAGTTTATTGAACAACCTAACAGCTTTACTTATAAGACTTTATGGAGAAAATTACGGTAATAGTATCGAGTTAAATCATTATTACCTAACATAAATAGATCATGGCATACTTAATAGATCGATTAGAGCAAGAACTTGGCACGACTAACTACGAACCAGGATCAAGACGATCCAGAACTTGGTTACGTAAAAAGATCAACGACCTTAAACCTACTGCTCAAACAGTAATGGCAGATAGGCAGAGACTCAAGAATTCTGCGTTTATTGGAGGTATGTACTTTTTCTATTATGATCCTAAGCACAAGAAAACGTTGCCATATTACGATACATTCCCATTGGTAATCCCAATAGAACAATACCCAGACGGGTTTTTAGGGTTGAATCTACATTACATTCACCCAAAGCAACGAATTCTTCTTTTAGACACATTGAGTGCATATAAGACGAATAATAATTATGATGAAAAAACTAGATTGAAATTGAGTTATGATTTTTTGAGGAGAGTATCATCGGCATATCAAGCAACTCCTTGCATTAAAAGATATCTTTTCACTCAAGTAAATTCTAGATTTTTAGAGATAACTGCTAATGAATGGGATATTGCTATTATGTTACCAGTTGAACAATTTACCGGCGCAACATCTAACAAAGTTTGGAACGACTCAAGGAAGAAATTCTAATGGCATTTTCACCTAACGATTTTATATCGAATATCAACTCTAGAGGAGGTCTCACAAGATCAAATCTCTATGCGGCAGTTATTCCTATTCCAGTGTATATTGACAACTTTGTGACTTATAGTGTAACCGATGCATTGGAAAATCTAGGCAATAATATTGTGAACTCTTTTGTGGATCCAATAACTAGTTTTGTCAATCAAGCATTGGGTCGTGGTCCTATCAACGGACAATCAAGAACTGCAAGTGGAGATTTTTCTAGAAGTTTGGCACTATTGTGCGAGGCTGCTGAGTTACCTGGAAAATCATTGATGACACATGAAGCAAGGGTGTATGGTCCAACATATAAAGTTCCTTATCAAGCACAATATGGAGAAATGAGTCTAACATTTCTTTGCACAAATGACTTCAGTGAAAGAACTCTTTTCGATAGATGGATGGAAGCAATTCTTCCATCTGACACAAATAATCCTAGATTTCCAAAGAGTGATAAATCTAGATATATGACAAATATACAAATAATAAAATATGATGATACTGCTCAAGAAATATACATTATAGAATTGCAAGATGCATTTCCAACATCAATTGCTGCCCAACAAATGAGTTGGCAAGATGATGGTTTCTTAAGATTGACTGTACAATTCTCTTATCAATTTTACAAAGTTATATTTCAGGGTGGTTTCAATCCATCGCAACAAAATCTCACTACATTTGGCTTGGGTAGATAATTTTTTAATGGAGTAATTATGGCATTACCTAAAATTGACGTACCAATATATGAAATCGAACTTCCTTCAAATGGAAAGAGCATTAGATTTCGTCCGTTTACAGTAAAAGAAGAAAAGTTGTTTTTAATGGCATCACAATCTGAAGATGCTGATTCAATATTTAAAACAATCATACAAGTATTAAACAACTGTATTCTAGATGAACTTGATATTGAAAAAACTTCATTATTTGATATTGAATTTTTGTTCCTAAATCTTCGTGCAAGATCGATTGGTGAAGTTGTTGAACTATCATACAAATGTAATAACGAGGTTACTGGTGAGGATGGACACAGCAAAACATGTAACAATGTAGTCAATATAGATGTTAATGTTTTAGATATTAAACCATCGGGTAATGCATCTAAAGATAACAAAATTCAATTCTCACCAAAATTGGGTATGGTGATGAAATATCCCACACTCTCTATATTAGAATTGAGTAAAGATAAGACTGATGAACTCGACATCATTATTGAGATGATAGTTGCTTGCGTTGATTATATTTACGATGAAGATAATATCTATTATGCTAAAGACAGCACAAAAGAAGAATTGATGGAATTTTTGGATTCACTACAATCAAAAGAACTCGATAAAGTTAAAGATTTTTTTGAAGATTTACCCAAATTAGAAAAAGATTTGGATTTTAAATGCAATAAATGTGGACATGAAGAAATTATTAAATTAGAAGGCATACAAAATTTTTTCGTGTAATTTTTAGTCATGATAACTTAGGTAATTTCTTTCAAACTAATTTTGCTTTAATGCAACATCACAAATATAGTTTGACTGAATTGGATAATATGTTACCTTGGGAAAGAGATGTTTATGTAAGTATGCTTATGAAATATTTGGAAGAAGAATCTGAGAGAATAAAACTACTAAATCAGCAGAGAAAATAAATGGCAACATTAGCCGATGTAATACGAAAACGAAGAGAATCTGGACAAGGAGTTGGACAATCACTTGCCGGAAGTCTTAAGGAAAAACTGAAAGAGAAGATTGATCCTAGAAGATTCTTAAATCAGTCTGGGATCATAACAGCATTGTTTCCGAAACTTAAAGCGTTCAAAGCATCAGGTTCACGTGGTGTTGGTTCAGAACTGCAAAAGAGGAGTGTTGAACTTACCGGAAGTTCTTCTTCATTGTCTAGTGGATCTTTAAGTAGAATAAAATTAGATTCTGAAATAACTGCGAAAAATAGTATGGTTCTTCCTGCATTGGCTCGGGATATGAATATCATGCGCCAAAATATCGCAAAACTTCTAAAAGAATTTGGCGTTAAACCGACATATAGATCCGATAGATTCTTCAAGAAAAGTAAAGATCGAGAAACTGAATATGAAAGTGCAATATCGACTGGTTCCAAATCACCTGAAAAATTAAATAAATCCGACAATGAAAAAGAATCGTCTGGTGGAATATTATCAATATTAGGAAAAATTCTACCATTTGTAACTTCTATTGGTGGAATATTAATATCTTCTATTGGAAAATTGAAAGGACTTGTTACTGGTTTTCTAAGTATGGCGATTAAACCGGTAATGTCTTTAGTTCAATCAGTTTTTTCTGGACTAGTAGTTTTGGTAACATCAATACTTGGTAAAATCTTAAAGAGTGTTTTGAGAATATTCAGTTTGTCTAATATGTCGAAAATATTAGGTAGATTCTTAATAGGTACAGTTGGCACAGGACTTATTGCCGCATCACTTGCCGCTGTTGCCGCAACATATGGATTAAATGCAATTTCTAATAAATTCAAACAGGATAGTTTGGATAAGTTCAATGCTGATCCAAGTCGATCGGCAAAAGATGCCATAGAATCAGAGAAAACTTTTGGAAAAGTTGGTGCTAATGCTCTAGGAATTGGTACACAATCCGTCAAAGAAAATTATGTTGCATCAGAATTAATGAAGACTGATCCAACATTAACTGCAGGTCAAGCATTGAATAAATCTAGTCAAATCTTAGAAGGCAAAGATCCTAATGGAGCATCTGCACCAAGTGAATTTTCTGGCATGGATACTGATGGTGCTTCAGATGGTATGCAATTGGATCCTGTATATGCTGAACTTGTACGTACAGCAGAGATTTTATCTACAACAGGAAATGTCGAATCTAAAATAACTCAAGACCAGAGTAACATTACTGATACAAATCAAAAAGCAATAACACCACCACAACAAGTGCAAAACCCTGCAACACAATTACAGGGACAAACTATTGGATCACAGACCCAAGATAATAAAGAAAATATTATGGGCATTGTCGAAGTTGGTGAACCTGAAACAGTAGTTGCTCCAATAAATCAACAAAACAATTCTACTAGAGAAATCACTCAAGATAAAATCCCAAGTGCCGTAAATGATGATATTGTTTATTATTTTGGTGGAGGTGTAAACAATGTCTACGCTTAGTTCACTCATATCGAAAAGAAGAATCTCTGGACAAGGCGTTGTTAGTTCTTTGGGTGGTAGTTTGAAAGATAGATTGAAAGAGAAAATTGATCCTAGAAGACTATTCAATCAGAATGGTGTAATGACATCACTGTTTCCTGGTTTGAAATCATATAACGCATCGACTAGTTTTTCACCGAAAGAAAATGTTATAAATGATCCTATTTTACAAGACATATCAAAAAGTATGACTGTCCTTGCAAAAAAAACGAGTGTATTGAAAGAACTTTCTCGTGACGCTAGAAATATGTCAACGAATTTGAAAAAGTTCATCAACATGCTTGGTAAACAAAAGGCGGCAGAAAGTGTAGACGCATTTTTCTTAAAATCTGATGAACGTGAAAAGTTGTATGAAAACACTAAACTTGATCCCATGTCAAACTCACCAGAAAGACAATCTAAGCAGAAAAAGAAACTTGGTGGTCTGATGGGAACACTACTAACAGTGGGACTTGCTGGAGTTGGTTATTTGACATATGATTTCCTGATGAATGGTGGAAATTCAATTGTTGCTAAAACTTATGAGAAAATTAAAAATAAATTTATTCAACTGAAAATTGAATTTATGGATTATGTGATGAACACTGTAACTCCAAACATGGAAAAACTGTGGAGCGATATTAGTAAACTTTCTGAAGATAGTTTGAACGATATCGTTGATAGACTACTCGATGGATTGTCGATTGGGAATATACTCAAATCTTTAGATAGTGACGAATCTTCTATAGATTCTATGATGAAAGAGATTGAGAAATCCACAAACAACTACAAAAATAAGATGTCGGAATCGATCAACAATTTTTCTTTTTTTCCCGAAGCAAAAGCATCAACTTTGCCATCAGCATTAAGATCAAAAAGTCAACAAGATTTTCGTCAAACTGGTGTCGAAGATATTGATGCATCAACCAATACACAATTGCCTTCATTACAACAAAAACTTCTAAAGCGAGAGTCTGGCGGTAATTACAGAGTGATCAATACTATTGGTTATGTTGGTGGTTATCAATTTGGCGCAGCCGCACTGGAAACTTTAGGATATATTAAAACAGGAGCATCAAAACAGGGCAATCGTGTTTTAAAAGACTCGTCTGTTTGGACTGGAAAAAATGGTGCAAAAAGTTTAGATGATTTTCTATCAAGTCGTTATATACAAGATACTGCATTTCAAGAAAACGTTAGATTCAACGAGAGAGTGTTGAAAGATATTGGCGTCATCAATAATAAAACAACAGAAAAACAAAAGTCTGGTCTTTTAGCAGTGGCACACTTACAAGGTGCTGGTGGTGCTAGAGATTTTTCTCGTGGTATAAACAAAGCAGACGCATATGGCACAAAATCTTCAGAGTACTTTAAACTGGGTTCTTCAGCGACATCAATTAATGAAATGTCATCATCTATTATCACAAATGAAAATATTCCAACAACTAAAGTTAAAACAGTGATCGTTGCAACGAATAGAGAAAATAATACAACAATCATAAAAAATAACAATTCAGTTATTCAACAAGATTACACCAAATCTCTGATTGGCAACAATTCATAAAAAACCCCACCGAAGTGGGGCATTTTTCTTAGTCAGATTCTGCTAGAGATTTAAAGTAATCCAAATCATCATCTTCTGTTGCAGTACTTGCTTTAGTGAAGACTTGCAAATCATCTTCCTTAAAACCCGAAACTTCAACATCTTCAGCCTTAGTTCTCAAATTGATTGCACCTTCGAGACCCAACGCTTTATCTAAACGTTTCTTCAAATCATCATATGACTTAAAGTTTGATTTCTCTAAGAACTCTTTAAGTGAGTATTCTGATTTCCAAAGCGCCTCTAGTTTCTCATCATCACCACCCAATAATGCTGATGCATCAGAGAATTCACTCTTATCATAGTTGCGATAACCCTCAACTTGACGAATCTTTAATTTGAAGTTTGCACCATCCCAAAAATCGAAGGGATTGATTGGAGTCTCATCTGCAAATTCTGGATTCATTGCTTCAGTGATTTTGTCAAAGATTTTCTTACCATATTTGAATAGAAAAACTTTACCTTCATTTTCTGGATTAGATGGATCGGAAATAACTTGAATGTTTGCGATATAAGAAAGTTTGCGTTTTTGTTTGCGAACGATTTCTTTGTTTGCTTCAACACCAGAGTTCCATAACATAGAGTTATGTTCACACACTGGACACTTATCGTTTGTTGTAGTCAAACAGTTATCGATCAACCAGCCACCTGGTCCTTGAAAACCGTGATTGAAGATGCGTACCCAAGGAAGAGCATCATCACCATCAACTGCTGGTGCAGGAAGAAAACGAATGATTGCCATTCCGTTACCTGCTTTATCTACTGTTGGTTGCCAATACCGTTCATCATTCTTTTTTGAACCAGAATCAGAATTCTGTTGAGTGTTCTCGATTGCTTTCGTCAATTGATCGAAAGAACGATTCTTTTTTAGTTTAGCAAAGTCTGTCATATAATACCTCGTATAAAAAAATTGTATGTTTGATTGTCCACATAAATCATAGTATAACACATATGTATAATACTATCAATAACTATTTTAGTGATTCTACTGCAATTTGCTTAAATTTACCTCTATCATAACTTATGAATGGAGAATATTTCAAGCACTTCAAGTGGAAATTTGGCCATTGTATATTATCAGTTATCTTTTTCTTCCATAACGGAAAGAATCCGATCAATGAATTTAATATACATAAAGTTTCAATTTCCGTTTCTTTTTGTAGAGTTGATACTAACAATATGGGATAATCTCCCTTTGTTTGAAACAACTGATTCACATCATCAACACCAGATCTAAGTTTTTCACAATCATTCTTGAATCGATATGATAGTGACTGTATTACCGCCATCCTATTCTTGTACCTTGTGATAGACTCTTCTTGAATGAGTTCTCCGACCCAGAGATTTGGATTTTCGATGAAATTTGAAACCAAGAATTGTGTGTAATCATCTTCATTCTGTTGTCTGGATAACTTATAAAAATAGTATTTGTCTTTCCGCTTTTCGAATGAATCGATTGTGGTTCTACTCTTGCCTTTATATTTGAAAAAATCATAACTCTCACTTGTAAAATGTAATTTCAATGCATTATAAATTGTAAAGGCTTCATATCCTGTCATATCGGTAAGCGACTAGATTTTGGTAATAAGTTTAGGTCTTGTGCATCAGTTTCTAATTTAAATTTCAAATTGGAATTCACTAAAGTTGATGCAACTTCAATTTCCATTCCTGTATTTTTACAATATTCTACAATTGCTTCGATATGATTATAATCTGTCTCTGATACAATCCTATCGATCTCCATTGCAAATTTTAACATCTCGTCTTTTGTAGGCATAATCAATCCTGTTTATATAGTTTTTTATCTGATGATCCTACAGTTCTACTATAAACTGTTTTTCCTTTATCAGGACTTTCAAAGATTTGATTATTGGATGGCTCACTGAATGTATCATATGCATAAGTTTCCTCAGTTTCACATTCATTCACAATATCCAATCGACCTTCAAAGTAATAACCACAACCTCGTAGAAATTCTCCGAATCGTTCAACTACATCATAGAGGTATTCTGAATCAAATTCTTTTGTTGTTACTGCATCTTCACAGATCGAAGTTAGTATAAATTTGGACATATCTTTTCTCACTTAACAATTGTTTCGTAGAGTGTCTCAAATTGATCATGTGTTGCGACCTCTTCATCATAATTTTGTTTGTGATAAACTTTAACCATACGATTAACTAGACTTTTTGGCAACTGTAAATTCTTACAAATATCTGCAATACTTTCTTTAATGTAATCTTTTTCTCCACCCATTCGTGTTAATGATGCAGAACATTCTCGTAATACATTCAACAACTTTTCACGATCAGCGGGATTTGAAATTTGATTGACTGACATTTGTTGTACTGACATAATAAAACTCCTAGTTTTTATAAAAAATATGACTACCAATTTGTACTGTTTTTTCTACTTTCTTACTCCAATACGGGGTAACATAATCCGCATGGAAGTATATTGCTTCATCTGTTATATCATACATGTGTTCATGATATAGATAGATCAATACTGCTAAATTGTATATCTTATTATACAACACTTTCTTGGGTTTTGTCAACTTCTTTTTTGTGCCAACCCATGAAAATTGCCAAACTTTACCGTTATTTTGATGAACGACTTTACATATTGTATTTGGATATCGTTTAGATTCGACACGGTTCATTGTTACCATACCAACTGCAAGCCAACCTATACTACCTTCACCCTTAGATTCGTGGTACATATTTTTCGTGAGACATTCCAATTCTTTTTTTTCTTTCTTGGAAAAAATTCTCGTGTTGATTGGTAATGGTGCGAGATAGTCTTTCACTTTTATCTTATGTGTTTTGATCGGATAACTTGTAGCATACGAGGACTCTTGTGACAGAGATAGAAATACAGCGGCGATCAATAAAAATAAACCAATTGATAAAGCGATGATATTATTTTTCATTAGTCCCAAAGTCCTCTGTAATATGTTCCAAATAATCTTAATCCATTATCGATTCTTTTTTGTTCTTTGGCCATACCTTCATAGTCACATTCGTAAGTATCATTAGGACCAGAAACCATTTCACTGTGTCCATCTTCGAGTTTTTTCCATTGTATATCATGTTTACCTGAACGGTACTTTTCTTCCCAATCGTAAGAGTATGATTCAAAAGCAAAGATCATTTCATTAAGAACCCAATCCCAACGATCATGCAAGTCATAACCTTTTTTCTCTGTGTCTTCATTGTAAAATTCAAAACACGCCTGATTAGAATGATCTTCAGTATTTGAAGTTCTCATGTATTCAGGGACATCTTCTAATTCAACAATCGGTGAGCCATGTTTATCTTTCTTTAATTGCTTCAACATTGGTAAAACGATTGTAGCAAGTGTTGAGTCCATGCTCCACGTATCCCAACGGTCAATCTTTACGTATTCAACACGAGGGTGAATCTTATCTAGAAACCATTGAATACCTTTTGAAATTGGCGTTAATCTGTTTGACCATTTTTCAACAATTGGATCATCATAATCTATATCACGGCGATAGACTACTTTTTCTAAAAAAGTATATGGTGAATACCAATGATTACGATATTTGCTTATGTAGACTTTCATTATAATTCCTAATGTAATTTTTTAACTCGTCTAGGTAATCATACTTCTCTTTTACAAATATTTGTGGTGATGTTTCATTCTCAACTGCA